CCGTTTTGGTCGGCAGGTAAAAGCAAAGCTCTACCATAGCCATCAGTTCCTACATGGATGCCGCCATCAACACTATTGACTAGATAAGGTCTGCTGGAATTAACACCAATACTACCGACTGTGGAGCCGTCTTTTTGGAAACGCAGGATTTCACCATCGCTTGTTCGTCTGTTGAAGTAACCAACGGTATCTCCATTGACAATAGCTTGGATGTAACCCGTATTGCTAAGACTTACAGCGTCATTTGCACCAGAAGAGGTTCCTCCAACGATTAAATCGCCGCTAGAGTCGATACGCATGGCTTCAGATGCGTTGGTTTGAAAACGCATGGAGTTATCGCTGTGGTCGTATTGTACTCGACCTATCGTACTACTGCCGCTATCACCAAAAAGCAACGTAGTCGACGCATTTGTAGTGCCTGTAGTAATAAATACATTAGCATCACCAGAAGCACTGTGGACATTAAGCAATCCTGACGGACTGCTAGTGCCGATACCAACATTTCCGTCTTTAGTAATTGACATGCGATAAGCATTGTTAGGCCAACCTGTGTTTGTTGAGCTATCAATAAAGTCAAGATTACCTGCGGCTGAACCGTTAGCAGAAATAACCCAGTTTCTGTTGTCAGTGCTTCCTGTGTTGTCAGCGGCAATTACATAGCCATTCTTAGACAGGACATGACCGCCTTGGAAACTACCATAGTTGACTGTCGTGCCGACAAGAACGCCACCGCTAGAGTCGATGCGCATGCGTTCTGTAACACTTGAACCAGTTTTAAATACAAGCTGTTCAGTTGCTTCGGTAATTAAAGAGTTAACACTATCTAAAACTATTGCACCTTTTCTAGTTCCTGCATTGTTAAAAAAGTCTAAATTAGCGCCGTTAGAGCCACCCTTAATTGTTAAATTAGTAAAGCCTGTAAAAGAACTTGGACTGCTAGTGCCGATACCTACATTACCAGAGCTATCAACAAGAATGCGAAAAGCAGAAGCATCATAATCATAAAAACCTAGATTACCGCTCGTATCAGAAGTGATAGCGTACTTGCGTCCGCTTGCTCCTGTATTATCAAGAAGAAACCTCGAGCTGGTTGAAGAGCTTAACTCAATATTTGCGCCATCCGTAGGAGTAAGAGAGGTTGTTCCTATTCCAAGACTTTCTAAACTCGCATCCCAGAACAACTTCGCAGTCGTGCCAGTGTCTTCGTAGAAGCTGATGTCGCCGTTGTTGGCTATGTTTAGTCTTTCGTTGCCAAGCGTCTCTAAACTTAAAGAACCCGCTGATACATCGGTAACGATTTTTGTTTTAGGAAAAGACTCTGTAGCAACAAATCTTAATTCTGCTGTGCCGCTTCCTGTGCTTTCGCTAATAGTGACCGTTGACGTTGTGCCGTTTTCTACTTTTGCAGAATCAGCAGTCACTGTGCCAGTTACGTCGATGCCTGTAGAGGTTGTGGCGAGTTTGGCTGAGGCGTCGTAAAACAACGAAACGGCACCATTGGCCGCAGTTGTAATCATATTCTCGCCAGCATCTGACTGAATTTGAACGCCAGTATTACCGCTTAACAATAAATCCCCAGTTCCTAAGTCTTTTATATAACTGCTTGAGCCATCATGATAAATCTGTAGGTCACCACTAGCGCCGAAGATAGCCTTGTCGTTGTCGCCGAAGGTCACATTGGCAGAAGTCGTTAGACCTGCAAAGGTTGGAGTGTCAGTAGTAGCTACGCCTTGATCCAGAGACTTGACAGCAGTAAGGTTAGTTAGCTCTGAGTCCATCAAGGCACCAGCAGCAGTAACATTAGTTGTGTCCGTTACGTCTGCTAAGGCTTCAATACCGTCCAGCTTAGTGTGGTCAGCATCGGTAAATACATTGGAGTCCGTAGCGGCTTCTACTGCGGCTCTAATCTCAGCATCTGTTTGATCTGCTGTAGCACTAGCCTCAATGCCATCTAGCTTTGTGTGGTCTGCGTCAGTGAAAACATTAGAGTCGGTAGCAGCTTCTACGGCTGCTCTTATTTCAGCGTCGGTTTGGTCTGCCGTTGCGCTGGCTTCTATACCGTCTAACTTTGTATGGTCTGCGTCTGTAAATACGTTGGAGTCAGTTGCTGCTTCTACAGCGGCTCTGATCTCAGCGTCAGTCTGGTCAGCAGTAGCACCAGCTTCTATGCCGTCTAACTTAGCACCGTCAGTAGCAACATCACGGCCATCAATAGTTCCGTCTGTAGTTAAGTTGCCAGAGATAACAGGAGCAGTAAGTGTTTTGTTAGTAAGCGTCTGTGTGCCAGTCAGTGTGGCAACAGTAGAGTCAATATCAAAGGTAACAGTATTACCTGAGCCAGTTGTATCAATACCAGTACCACCAGTAAACGTCATGGTCTCAGTATCTAAATCAATGTTTAGTGCGCCGCCTGAGTCAGCCTGGAAGTCAAGGTCTTGAGCATTAAGTTCTGTTGTTACAGAGTCAACGTACGCTTTTACGGACTGCTGTGTAGGAACCAAAGTTGCGCTATTAGATGCCATGTTGTCTTCGTCAACAAATGCAGTGACACCAATGGTTCCGTCAGAAATAGTTTCAAAGGTCAACGTACCTGTAAAGGTCGGACCTGCTGTGTCAGCTTTGGTTGCAATAGCAGTAGAGATTGCATCGAACTCAGTTTCAAATTCAGCGCCACGGATGATCTTTCCTGAGTCGCCTGTAGGTAACGAGTCCTTCGCTTCAAAGTCTGTAGTCTTAGTATAGTTCGACATCGGAAAGTCCTATTGCAGAAAAACGGAGGAGAAAGGAAAAAGGGGCCATCGCTGACCCCTCTTGTCGTTCTTATGCAGAAGGTACTGCGAGAACGAAACCAGCTTCAGGACGATATACCTGAACACCATACAAAGTGTCAGCAGTGTACAGAGTTGAGAGGTACTCCTGCTTGTACTGGGTTTGTGAACGTACAGCCATTTGCTCTGCCATGACAATTGCGTCTTTGTGGAAGAGAAGCGCAGCACGTGTATCAGCGGTTCCTGCAGTGTTATCACCAGCAGCTTCGATAGTTGCACAGTTAGAAGACACGTAGATGTCTACACCGTACAGGTTACCGATAAGGCCAGAGTTAACTGACTGACCGCTTACGAAGTCAGAAGACACATAGCGATCAATGCCCATGATAGCATTACGAGTCGCAGGTGGAATAACAAGGCAACGGTTTTCCATAGGAACGTCGTTGTCGTCCATCTTCTGAATCATGTCACGGAAGAACGCGTCAGTAAAGTCGTCACCAGAAACAAGAGTGTCGTCAGTGTACTGAGTAGTTGTACCGTTGTCGTTGAAGAAACAACCAGTGTGCTGATAGTCAGTAGGAGCTACTGAACCAGAGTACACGATTGAACCACCGTTACCAAAGCCAGTACCTGCTGAGTGCAAGTCAGTGTCTACCTTAAGAGCAAGCTGGTAGCCAGCGTCTTCAGTGTAGAACTGACGGAGGCTGTTAAGCGCCTGTACTTCTACAATGTCTTCGATAAGACGTGAGTACTCGAAGTGACGGTCAACAGCAATCTGCAGTTCTGACTCTAGGTTTGCTTGGATTGTTACCGCAGTAGCTTCAGCTTTTGCAGAAGCAGATCCACGTGTTGGCTTAGGAATGTGAATTACATCACCTTTCTTACCAGACATTTGGATACGCTTTACAAGAGGTGCAAGCTTGAGGTTCTTTTGGTAAGCTGCAATTACTTCGTCACTCCAGATTTCTGGGATGAAAGTACCAGCAGCAGTTTTGTCAACTACAGCGTTCGCTGTAAAATAAGTTCCAGAGGTTTCGCCAGCCATGATAAATCTCCTTGATAATTAGGCTACTTAACTCGACCCTCTTGGTACGCCTTAAATATTTCGTCTGACATAGACTGATAGCGTTCAGGGTCGGTTCGCATAAGTTTAATTATGTCAGCCCGACGATAAGTCTTCTTACGAGATCGCTCTGCTGTTCCTCTAGCAGTTCCGGTAGTTGCAGCTTTGAGAGATTGTTTACGTGCTGTTCGTTCTACTTTGGCTGTCTGCTTAACCATTTGGTTACGCTCTTTCCAAAGACTGAACAACTCGTTAGCAGCGTCATAGTCATATTCCTGGTCTGCTGCTACAAACATCTGAGTCCTATATTTAGAAGCCTTAATCCACTCAGCAAATTTAGCGTCACCTAGTATGTCTTGCATGTCAGGATGTTCTGACTGTAGTTGTGCAAGTGCGGTTTG